TCGCTCGATTCTGTTGGTGTTTCTGTCACGTCTGTTGAAGGTATGTCTATTACGTCAATAGGCGCGTTAGAATCGACTGCAACACCGTCTTCGAATACTGAGTTCATCTGAATATTTACGTCGCCTAAAATCGGTGTGAAGACTTCTTCAATAATTCGTTGGTATGGACGAATAACTTGCGTGTTGAATATCTCTAAACCAACAACCATTTCATCTTTGTTCGAACCGAAGCCTGTCGTGTCGCGTATGCCGTGAATCAATGGTGACACAACGCGGTGTCCGACCATGATTTGCTTCGCTGTTTCTTCGCTTAAGAATTGATATTGCTTGTCAGCGTCCGACAAAGGAAACGATTCAATTTGTGGAGCGCGTGAAGGATCTTCGTTGAATGTCATTAAGAACTTACCCGCGTTGCTTGCACCGCTCAATCTTGTTTCCCACTCACGACGTATTGCCTCACGTTCTTCTTTCTGCGGAATACCATTCAAAAAGTTAATAATGAATGAAGGAAATAAACCATTCAAGATATTGTTAACGTGGTACATTCCCATTTGATAGGACAACTCAACGTAATTCAACGCACCGAAGTAGTCAGGCTTCGCGTAGTACGAAGAACCCGCCATCATTCCGTGAGCGTAAATAACTTGTCGTGGTTGTTCTTGTGCTATTGATGGATTGAACGCGGGAATAAATTCGGGTTTACCTTTTTTGCTTCGCGTGTTAGCCCAATCTTTCGAATAGAAAATTCCTGTAATATCGTCTTCTTCTTTGTCGTATGCAAGGCGACAGTTTTCAAAAGGCAAGTGGTTTATTTGTACAATGCGAGTGAAGTCCAACGACCATATTACTTCAGCACAAAATGAACCTTGAAGTTTTAAGTCGAAGGCAATACCTTGCAACGCATTGTCTAGAATCGTACCGGTGCCTTTGCCTTCAATCATGTAAGCAATTGAGTTCGTCAACGCGTTGTGAATAGGGCTGTTGTAGTATAGCGTTATGAGGTGCTGTGGAAAAAGGTTGTTGAAACCGTAGTCAATCCAACCCGCGCGATTCTCTTTCTCGATTGCTTCAACTGGTTGGTATGCCGAAAGGTTAATTGCTTGTATATTGTTTTCCATTTTATGCACCTGTATAAATTACGTCAACGGGAATCGTCGGCGAAGAAACGTCAAAGAAAATTGTTCCGTCTTGAAGTATCATTAAACTCTTTTCAATCAATCCCAAAACGGAAGCATTGGTTGGATCTATATTGCTGCTGCTGTTTTGTCCGTATACTTCGTAGTGATATCTACCCGCATCGACCAAACCAACAGTTGTAAGTCTTATTTTTGTAACGCGTTCGTTCTCGTTTATTACTTCGACTACTTGCGCGAGTTGTTCACCTGTCATTTCGTAAGTCATGACAAGAAGATAATGAGTAAAGGCAACGTTGAAGTACGCACGTCCTTCGTCTAACGAAAGATACGCGTATTGATTCGCTGTATTTGTGTTGAGATAAACCATTCTATCTTTTCCCTTTACGTTAAAATTACAACACGTAGGGACGTTTTGTCCCTATGTGTGTAAAAGTTTTTTGATTATGCTATAACTGAAGCAGGTGTTCCGCTCAATTTGTAAGCGCGCTTTGCAGCTTCGTGAACGAAGGCCAAAGTGTAGCCGTTCATATCACCCAAAACCGTTCCCGTTCCTGCTGTTGAAGTAGAAAGGTCTGCTCCGTACTCATAACCAACAGCCCACCAATTGTTGTTTGTGTCGTTTACAAATACAATAACGCGAGCTTGTGCAACGCTTTGCAATTCAAGACGCTTTGCCGCGCTTAATTTGTTAAGCATTACGTTCACGGTCTGCGTGTAAAAAATTGTACCCGCATCGCGATTGAAGTTGATTGTTTCTTCGAAAGAACCTGTTTGTGTTGGTAATTCGTAAGTGTACAAATCTGCATCTGTTGGACCAGCAATTGCCGTGATTACTTCAGAACCGTCTAAGGTTATACCTGTAACTAAATTTTGATCTAACAAAACGATTTGCTTAATTCCACCGATGCCGTCTTTGCAATCGAGTGTAAAACCTGTGCTTAATTCACATGCCATAATATTTATGTTTTTTATTAGCACAAAAGAGGAGCGGTGTTTAAGCCGCTACCTCTGTTTATGCAAGGGTTAGAATGGTATTGATTAGGCAGAGTATTGGTAGAATGCGATTTCGTCACCGAATCCGTACTGAACACCTGCGAAGAATGAACAAGAGAAACGAACGTTGTTTGATAGATCGTACTGATACATATCTAAAACAGCAACGGTGTTCCATTGGTCAAGTAAGTTAGTTCCGAACCACAAATTTGACTTCTGATAGAAAGCCATTGTGTCGTCGCTCATACCAGGACACTCGATGATGTCGTATTGTCCCTGCCAAGTCATCTTAACAGTTTCTCCTTGGTACAAGTAAGAACCACCGCCAAGACCTAAGATAGCAGTTCTGAACGCTTCTGCAACGTTTGAAGAAACCGCGATAACAGGCTTCTCAGTAGCGCGACGAACGCGTGTTGGAAGTGTTAAAACAAGTTTGTTCATTTCGTCGATTACGTTTGCAGAAGTGATTGCCTCTGGATCAGCAACGTCAAGAACAGCAGCATCAGCCAAGAACAATGTCTCGAATCCTGCGTACTCACCTGCGTTAGCGTTAACACCCTGCCAAATCAAGATTTCGTTACGTGCTGCAACACCTGCCATAACGTTAGCAATTAAAGCGTCAGTCAATGAAGCGTGAAGTTCTCCGTTTTGCTCTGAGGACGATTCCCAATCCGATAAAAACGTATTTTTACACAATTCGCGCTGTACAAGTAGCGTTTGCAAAAGTTACGTTGTCAACTAAGCGACGAACAACTTGTTTGTACTCGATGTTTTCTTTTACTGTAAGCGCAGAAAGTGATTCGTTGCTTAAAAACGCAGCGCGGATATATCCTGCTGCTTCTCTACCTGCGTAGGTGGTAGTTAAATTTGTAGTAGTAGCCATTTTTTATTGTTTGTTTTTTTTATTTTTTAAGGTGAAATAAGAAACGCTCCTCAGCCGACATTTTAGCGTATGGCTTAGAAGGTGTTTGTTTTGCTTGCTTTACTTCTTTGATTGAAGTCGCTGCAGGCTGCGCGCTTAATTTTGTTACTTCGCTTGAAAGTGTTTCGTTTGCCTTCTTAATGTCAGCAAGTTCGCTTTCCAACTTAGCAACCAACGAAAGAAGTCCTTCAACCTCTTTGCTTAGTGATTCGTCCGTAGACTGTTTTTCTTCTTCAACTTTAACCTCTGGTTCTTCTTCAACCATTGGCTTAAGTTCAACAAGTAGTCCGTCTGCAACGACTACAATAACGCCTTCCGCTGTTGTGTATTCTCCGTCTGCAACAACAACCTCATTGCCGTCTGCGTCTTTTGATAATACACGAACGCCTGGTGCCCAAGTGTCGCTGTCCGAGTAGATACTCGTTCCGTCTGCAAGAATCGCTTCAACCATTTGCTTCACGTCAACAACGGTTTCTTCCGCTGTGAGTGATACGTTGTGTTTAGCGAATAGTGCATTTACTTTTTCTCGTAAATTCATATAAGTGTTTATTAAATGTTTAGTACCTAAATATAAAATGTCGTAGATTTGTTTCGTAATTCGATTTTTCATTGATTACATTTTGATTTTAGGTTTGAACGGGGGAGTAGTTACCCCCGTTTTTTTTATCCTAAAGAATCAAGTATCGAGTTTAGCGTCTTCATTTCGTCCTCGCTTAGTCCGTAACTTTTGAACCCCATTTTACCGCCCTCATTCGTTATCTTCGTGAGTGCGTTTAGAAACAGGTTAGCGTCGTCGTTGAATAGTTCCAACTTTAAGAAACCACCCGCTTCGATGTTCATTACTCGCCTTTTAGAAGTTCGTTTATTTCGTCAAGAATGGCAGCGAACTCGTCGTGCTTACTCATGTACATTTCTTTCTCAACTTCAAATTTTCCTTCGATTGAGAAACCAAGAACTTCTTTGTTTTGTATCTGTTTTTTCACTTCGTCGTTCTCG